AGTAGTTCCAATACCAATATTAGTTGTAAATTCTGCAGTATTTGTAGATGAGTTCCAAACCAATACACCTCCATTATAATAATTTGAATTGGTTGCAAGTCCTACAACATCATCCAAATATCTTAGACGAGTTTCACCACCACCACCTAATGTGGAGAGTTGTTGTTGAATACGAGAAAGAAAGAGTTTATAATGTTTCTCTAAATCCTCAAGTGTTGCGAACTTTTGGTCCAGAGGAGTTAGTGGGTCATTTTGTTGCTTAACATTTGAAGGTTCAGCAAGAAGACCTAATGACCTTTCAATCAGTTCATTTTTTGGTTCTTCTAGTTCTTCTTGAAGTTCCTCTACTACTTCAAAAATTTCTTCAATTTCTTCTTCAATATTTGGTTCCATCTCTTTGGAAGACAACAAGTCCTCAAATACTTTGAGTGCCTTATATCCCTTTTTATTTTTTATTTTACTCTTCGTTTTGAGAATAGAAACTTCTTCAAAGATAGAATCTAATCCCAAGTCACCAACCAAAGATTCATATTCTTCTTTTTTTCGTTTTTTTTCTTCTGCTACTAATTTAAAAAGTTCTGAGAGTTCGTTCATTTAATTTTTACCATTTCACTTTATTTGCCCAATATGCTGCGGACATTTTACCTTTAGCAATATTCTTTGCATGTCTAGTTTGAAATTTATGACGACGACTTGCATATGCCTTTGATTCACCTTCTTTTTTTGGTGAACCTTTTACACCTCTTTGACCAAAACGAATGAGTTTTTCTTTCCCATTCTTACATGCTTTAACTACATGAGATTTTCCCGTGAGTGAATTGCCCACGGGTTCGGCCTTTGGGGAGTTGCATTTCATCTCAGATTTCTTTGCTTCAGTCATAAAATTTGTGAATGACTTTGCTTCTCCAAGCATCCTGCTCCCAATACCTTTGCTTGCTTTTAGTGGTTCTGGTTTAATAATATCAATAAACTCCACATAATGATTTCCATGGGCATCTTCAATAGATACAGATTCTTTTGCAACATCAGATGTTTTAGGCCCTGCCTTAGCAGCTAACATTAATTTATAAAGTTGTTCTGTTTTGCTTCTTATTTGTTGTTGCGTTAGTGGTTTTTTGGGTTTTTTGGCAACCGCAGTCTCTTCTTTCATTTCACCACTATCAACATAATCTGCTGCAGTATCGATATAATCTGCTGCTTTAGTGATTTTTGATTGAACCCATGCTTCAAGATTACCTTCACCTTTACCAATTTTTTTCTTTAATCTTTTTGCTGCACTAATAATTGTAGAAAGTTCGGAACGAGCCATCGAATACTCATGATCATAAGATTCTGGAAAATTTCCTGGATGTGGAGTATTTGGAGTATATTTTTTATCAGGAGCAATATTTATTGGATGAGAAAACATCTTCCAATATTTTTCACCATATTTACATTCTGAAGCTTTTTCATTTTTTTGACACATAGGACAATATCTAATTACACCATCATGAAAATGAATTTGTAATGGATTATCCATATCATCTACTCCATCAGAAGTATTTTCAGCATCTTCCTTAATTGATTTCTTAATTGGTTTACAATCTGGAACTTCTATTCCATTTTTTATTTTTGTTCCTTTAGCAACTTTGCCAGGCCAGCACTTACTAGCACCTACATTTTTACGCGCTTGCTTCAAACCTTCTTCAATATCTAAAGTTTTTGGATATCCCTTTTCTCCCGGTTTTGCTGGTTTTTCTCCGCGCTTTCTTTTTGCACGAATATTTTCCCAAAGACCCATCTTCTCTTCAGAAATATCTTTAAATTTTTTATGTTCTCTCTTTGCAGATGCTTCCATTTTTTTAAGTCTTGTGTAGTAGTCTGGTATTTCATCAAGATGTTGTAAAGCAATATCAGTTGCAAGATCTTTATCTTTAGTATGCTCATGTTCAATTGGAATTCCCATTTCAAGTTGGTGCTTTACAAAAGAAACTTCAAGACGATGTTTCTTTGCTATTTGTTCAATTGATCTATGGGATTTGACTTGATGCATTTCATTAAAGGGGGACCTTGATTTAGTATTTTCACCTTTTGCTCTTTTTCTTCGGGCAGCACAATGAGCACGTTGAGAAAACCCTTTTGGGGAATCGCAATTTATTGATCTTTTGTATTTGTTAGACCAACTCATTAAAATATTTGTTTACTCTTTATTATTTAGAAAACCTTGTTTGAGTAATTTTGAGAGTTCTGAAGTTGAACCAACAAATACTGCATTATTCGTAACGTTATTAGTTGTTTTAACAGTATCCTCTTCAACATCCTTAAGTTTCTTTTGAAGATCGATTAATTTATCTGTTGTATCAGCAACACTTTTAATTAATTGACCAGCAACTTCATATGCTCTTGGGGAACCTCCTTCTCCAGCAAGTTCCATAATTCCATTAATTGCTTCTTGACCTTTTTCAATTAAAGAATACAAATTTGCTCTTGTATATTCATAATCTTTTTTTATATCATTTTCTTCTCTGGGTTTAATAATTTCTAGTTCACAACTTTTAGAATCACTTTCAACTAATTGACTGTCAATATTTAATGCTTTATCCAATTTATTATAACTATTTTTCATATTATTTAAATGTCAGTTTGTTGAGTTGAACTATAAGTTTTACCGTCATCAAAATATTCCCAAGAACCATCAAATCCAAAATCATCTTCTGGTCCAGCATTTATTGGATTTGGTTGAACGGTATACCTGACTTCTCTTTTTGCAGATACTACATCAGTATTTGTATGAGTATCAACTTGAACTTTACGAATTAATCCATCGGTAGTAGTGTCAACAGGACCAAATAAGTATGTTTTTGCTGTAAATTGTAATGTATAAATTAAAGCTCTTCTTGAAGAAAAATCACCTTCATAATCATCTTGAAAGGAAATATTTTCTAATACTATTGGAATATCTCTTTTTTCTCCAATTGAATCAACTAAATCTACAGTTAATGTAAATGCTGGTTGAAAATATGGTAATATTTGTTCTATAATCTGTAAAGAATCGTCATTTAATTTACTTAAAATATTTAATTCAAAACCAATATTATATGGTACTGGTAAATATACTTTTTTTAAATTATTTCCATCAGATGCTTTAAATGTTTGTGTTATTCCAGATTTTCTTGAAGAATCATATTGTATTGAGTTCATTTCAAAAGACATTCTAGGTAATGTAATTTGAACTGGTTTATTTAAATCTGGTTGCTGCTCAATTCTTGCTAGAAATTTTTGACATGGTCCATATGAAATAGGAACTCGCATATCACTATAAGTAGCTCCATCAGCATCTTTATGCTTTATGTGCAATTGATTGAACAAAGTTCCAAATGAAACTATTGTTTTTCTGATGATTTCGTGGTAGTAATAAGTTCCTAACATTAGTAATTTCCGAATGGGTTTGATTCTGTAAAATCTATAATTAGATCTGCTTCTTTCTCTATTTCATCGTTTTCTTCATATTTATCAGCAAATTGAGTTTTAGATGTTACTTTTAGTGTATATATGGATGAAGATGAAGTTCCTACTATACTTTCTCCCGGAATAAAGTTTCCATCAATTACCCCAACAGTTAAAATACTAGTATCTTTGTCCCAAGATTTAACTCTAGAAGTTGTTCCAGATTCCGATCCTCTTATCACTTCATTAAATGTATATGTTCCTATACCAGTTAAAAGTGGTGGAGGAGCAATTGTTATTGATGGGGATGTAGTATAACCAATACCAGCATCTCTAATTAATATTTGAGTTATAGATCCAGATGCTCCAACAACTGCAATTCCTTTTGCAGTAATTCCAAATCCAACTGTAGGATTACTAAATGTTACTACTGGAGGTCTTACGTAACCTTCACCATAACTACTAATTCCAACAATACCAACACCATATGATCCCTCTATAACTTCTGCGGTTGCGGCTGCACCAACACCACTTCCATTAGAATAAATGGTGACAGAAGGTATAGAAGTATATCCAGATCCTGGATTGACTAATAATATTTCTTTTATTGAACAAACTCCACCTTTACATGTAGTAATTGCTACTGCAGAAGCTGATGTTCCTCCAGGTGGTGCTGGTGTAAATCCTACTGTTGGAATTCCAGTATATCCATTACCATCATTATTAATAATTATTCTTCTAACATATCCAGTAGAAGTTGAAGTTGTAGCTTTTGCAATTTGCCCAAGAGAAAATAGTTGCAAAGATGTAATATATCCTTGATTTTGTAAAGTTCCATCTATTTCAGCAACTGTAGCATTAATATCAGAAAATCCTCCAATCTCATCTTCATATTCAAATAGTTCACATTGTAATTGATAAACATATGTTTTTCCTAACTGATAAAATGGTTGCTCATGCTCAACAAATTTAATTTCAAATAATCTTTTACCGAGAGGAAAATATATAATATCACCTTCCCTAGGTCTTGTTGTTAAAAGTATTTCATTTGGGTCCATACCCTCCAAAAATGGAGAAATAAAATCTTCAAATCTTTCTTTTGAAATTATTAAAGTTAATTCATCTCTTAAACTCATTCCAAATTTTGTTAAAATATCACCAGATCCACCATAACCTTCAAAATTACTAACATATGCTTCGATAGAATAATTGTCATCAAATCTTGATGATTGAACTTCTCTAAGAATATTATCCGTTTTAATAAATTTTCTAGGTATATACAAAACTTCAACACCATATATTTTTAGGTGTTCGTTTATCAATTCTTGTATTAATCTTTGTTCTCCAGGAGATCCTTGAAGAAAAAATGGATTTAATGCCATATTAACCAATCATATCTAATGGTGGAAGTTCATATTCTAGAGACATTCTTTGGGAAATATCTGCTAGTTCTCTTTCAGCATCTTCATATATTTCTCTACCATTTAATTCTATTCCACCTGGAAGTTTAACACCTCTAAATTTTATTAGATTTTGACCCCATTGTTTTTTAATTAAGGCAGTTAAATACTTTTTAAGAAAACTGTCATTATATACTTTGGTAAAATCATTTGGATCTAAAATTCTATAGCAATCTATTACTAAGAAATCTCCAACATTACTTCCTTGCCAATCAAAATCTAGATATAATCTATTTTGTCTTTTATTAAATCTAATTTGTTTATCTGTAGTAAGTAAAAAATCAATATCTTCAAGATATGTTTTCACCATAGAATACTGAAGAAGTTCTACAGAATTGAAAAAATACAAATCATTTAAAAATAATTGATATTTAATACTAAACATTCCAGAAGATATTGTACTAGCATTAAACTTAAATATTTTTTCAATACCAATTACAGAATCTGGAACTTGTATAAAATTTGAAGCTTCATAAAAATTAAATGTTCTAGGAACTCCATTAACATTTGATGTTCCGGTTGTAGTAACTATTCCAGAATTAACTGCAGATTTTGAATTTCCAGGTCCATTATCAATATCGTCTTGAGTTAATTTGTATTTTAAATACATTCTTTCAACACCATCAAAGTGTCTCTCATGAAAATACTGTAATGCATCATCTACTGCATCATCTATCTGGTCATCATCAACATTAATTTCTAATATAGGAGCACCTAATTTTCTTAAACAATAATCTATTAAATTTTGTCTGGAAGATGGTTTAGACATATTTTTACCTTGTAACTCCTTCTCTAACTAAAGCCATACCTTCAACAACTCTTGTGGTTGAACTATTATCAGTAAGTAAAACATCATAAACGTATCTTCCTGGTTTCAGTAATGATGTTATACTGGACCCTAAACTAATTCTAATATGACCAGTTTCGGAATTGACAATAGAAGATGTGAAAGTTGTTACTCCCGTACTTCCAGACCATTTTCTCATTTGAGATTCTACACTTGCTGAAGATAAATTCAACGCAGAATTTGTCGAACTATTTTCTAGAAAAAAATCTTGATTAAAAGAAGCTCCAGAATTAATAACCAAATTACTTACATAGATTGAGGCCATTATTCTAGGTTCATAAGTAATATATAAAATATTTATATTTCATTTGGATTAAAATATTCGAGTGAAGATAAAACTTCTTGTTGTTTTAAATATAATTTAAAGTAAGACTTTGCTATATTTTTTAAATGATCGATATCATTAATATCATCTATTTCTGAAGTAAATTTAAAATATTCAAAACTTTTACTTAAATTTTGTAATTCAATTTTATCAGGATCCATTTAATAACTCCTTTAATAAAGATTTAATTTCAGACAGTTCTTTTTTTAAACTATCAATTTCATTTTTTTGTTTAAGTTTTTCTTGTTTTAATTTAATATAATTGTTATATTCAATATTATCGGCATTTAATATTGCCCCAGTATTTTCATCTCTATATAAATTTTTATGACCTTCTATTGGTATCATTATGCTAATGCAATTGCTCTAATATCTTTAAATTTTAATGGTCTAGCTTCATTTGAACCACTCATAACTATTTTAATAACAAATCCAACAAATTGCCCCAAATTATCTGCAGTAAATTCATATTCTGAATATTCACCTTCTGCAGTTGATCCAACATAAAAATCAGATGTTCCATCATTAAGTGAAGTATCTATAATTGTATCACCAATACCATCTCCATTTGTGTCTTTCAGATTATTATATCCTGGGAAAAATTCATACGATTGCTCAACTCCACTAGAATCTGGGCGTATTAATTTGTATAATATTCTAAAATCATTAGATGAAGATTTATAGCAATTTGTTATTACTTTAAGAGAAGATGCTGGTTTTAATAATGTAATTTGATTGGATATGTAAATTGATGAATGGGGATCATTTATTAATAAATTTGATCTATTGTCAGAAATATAATTTGATATAGGAGTATTCAATTTATTTCTAATAAATGCAGTTGTAGCACCTTCAACAGTATCTATAACTGGAGAAATATTTGGATCTCTTGTTCTTAGAGTTAAAGAAACTAACATAGATTTTAATCTGGGAGTTGCAGAAAGATTGTTAATTTCATTAATTCTGGAAGCTATTAATTTTGGCGTATCAAAATCATTTTTTGAATTTAAAGCTAGTGGGAGAAGACCTTGATCAACAAAAGATGATTCTGATCCAGAAGCACTAGTTCCAGATATTGTTCTAATTGAACTATTTAAAGATGTTCCAGGTGGAGTTAATATATTAAATTTTGGAATAATGGAATTATATTGATAATTTTGAGTTATTTTGCAATTAGATCCTCCAAATGTTTTTTCCTCAATAAATGTAGAATTACTAAAATCTTCACTAGAGAATTGTAAATAATAACTGTCTGAAGTTTCTAATGATTTTAAATATTGAGAATTTGTTTTTTTGTGTGTTGTGTTAATTCTCATCAAAGAAACACCATCACATTCGTACTTATAAACCATATCACCAGAATTGTGATTTCTAATTACAGAATTATTAACTCCTCTGGCAGAAATTTGTAAAGTATTTGTATTAACTGAACTATATGCAATAATTTCATTATTAATTAAAACATATCCCGTATTAAATCCAACAACAGATGAACCATCAAAACTAGAAAATGTTGAAGTACTTGCAACAGATATTGTATTAGTTTGTGCTGTTATATTTGATGTTAATACTTGTGGAAGTGTATCTGGAAATACACCACTAATTGTAATATAGTTATTACTATCGTGCATACTATGATTATAATGGTCAACTTTAAACACATTTCCACTATACAAATCACTTAAGATTTTTGGATTTTCTGTAACTGTAGTTCCAGCTAGTGCAACCTGAGTTCCATTTTGATCAAAATAATATAAAGTATTGCCCAATTCAATTGTTTTTGAGGGGACATTAGTTAATATTAAAGTATCAATTCCATTTAAATCTGAAACTGATATTAATGCTCCAGTTCCTTGTGGATTGTATCCAGCAGAAATTCCCAATAAATCACCCTTTGAATACCCACTTCCAGAATTTACTATAACTGTGCTACTTAATTTTCCGTTAGTAAATGTTAGATTAGCAGAAGCTCCATATAAATTGGGACCAAATCCATTTTTTGTAAATAAAGGAACATTTAAATAAGTACCATCAGAATATCCCATCCCAACATTTGTTGTTGTTATTCCAGATATTTTTCCACCTGATTTTTCTATAAATCCATAATTCCCATTTGAAAATTGTATTTTTTTTCCAAATGTATAGAAATCATTAGCATAAGAAGTAGAAATTCCAATTATATATTTTTTAGGAAAACCTGTTATTGGGTTTGATACTAATTTATCATTATTGCTATCGTAAAATTCTCCAGAAGATGTGTCAGAAAGAATAGGATTTGTAAAAAATACTGTTCCAGCAGAAACAAATTGGGCTTTATATAATTTAAATTTTAAATCTTGCAATAAAGAAGATAAAGGAATTGCTCCATTTTGTGGTTTATATAAATTACCACCTATAAATTGATTAGAATATATTACTTGTTGTGAATTAGGATAATTTTGAGTACTAACAGTTGCTTCATTTGATATTGCAGTCCAAACAGAATATAAAGCGGATGATGGTGAATAAATTCTTATACAATATTGTTTATTTGGTTCCAAATAAAGTGGAGATGGTAATTTAACGTTAGTGGCAACTTCACCATTATCAGAAACATTAACTTGACTTGGTAAAAGTTGAACTCTAGCAAAATCTTGAAGTAATTTATTTGTTGGAATTCCACCAAGATCAACTTCTCCTATTTCAACAGTTACTTTTTCATTATTATCTTTTTGTGCAAAAAATAAATCAATAGAAGTTAAAAATCCACCAGAATTATCAACTTTAAATGTTTGGGACAAATAACTTCTTGTTGATGAAGATGAAGAACTAGTTAGAATTGGTCTTCTAATAATACTATTATTTGAGAAATTTGAATTTTCTGATAGATATAATGTAGATTCGCAAAGACCCTGTTTTATTTGTATTGATGATGTAGATTGTGTATTCGTTGAAGTTATTAATTTAAAGGTTTTATCTCCTACACTAAAAACATTTGATGGTAATAGCGGTAAGAATGGATTTCTAATAAAGAAACATCCTATTAAATCTCCATATTTGTCAGAAATAAGATCTTGATTATTTACAGTACATTGAGCTCCGCTAGATCTTCCAACTAAAACCATATTATATGAAATATAACCATAAAATCTACCATCAGCACTATCTGCTAAAGAGTACGTATCTATATTTAAAACTGAGGTTGATTGTGAGTAATCAGAAAGTATTTCTGAAATTTGATATGGATTAACTGGATAAGTTTCTGATGGTGAATTGTATGAACCATATTTATGATTTGGAGTACATAATCTTGCAGAAAATACTTTTACATTTCCTTCATAACCATCTATAGTTTCTCCAATACTGAAAATACCAGATATCATGGATATTTTCAATAATTTTGGAATTATATCAAAGGATGTTGATCCATCAAAATATGGAGTATATTTTGAAAAAGGAAATAAATTTGACCCAAGAAATTCAATATTTCTTGATCTCATTTTATTACTGGTTTCTCCACTTAAATATAAATTTGATAGGTAATTATTTTTCCACTCACTTTGAGTTCTTATAACTTTACCCTTGGTTGAATTTATTGTTTTAACCCAAGTATCAGTTGAAGGGCGAAGTCTAACGTTTCCATTATAATCAGATAATCCATGTGGATTAATATATTCTTTATTTGTCGCAAACGGTTGAGATATATCTCCCCATGAAACTTCGGAATAATTTAAAGTAACTAAATCTCCTGTTTTTTTAACATTAGAATCAATTAAATCTAAATTTTGAGAATAGTCAGCATTTTCTAAATTTGTTCCTTGACTTGGTAATATTTGAGTTTTGAGAGACGTAATAGATACATCCGTAGTCATCTCACCATCTTCAGAATTAATTGAAACTTTTGCATCTGGATTTTTATAATCGACTAAATTGGAATTTACAAAACTATCTGCAAAAAATCCGCATTTATATTTTGACAATCCTAGTCCTTCATTATCAATAATTTGTAATGATTTAATATCCAATTCCAATAAACTTAATGATGCAAAATTTTCAAGATTTTTAATTCTATTTTCTAAAGTTCCAATATCTCTCATAGTATATCTTTTATTTTCAACTAAAGAAATTTCAATATCATTTACATTATAAACATAAGCTGGTATTTTTATAATTGCAATATCCATGCCATCATCTAACGAAGAAGGTTCTTGTGGATTTAATGCTGATGAACCAGTAATTAGTTGGAAGTTACCATTTTTATTTAAAATTAATCTATCTATTCTAGGAACATAATGAGAATATGAAACTTTAGTGGATTCATTAGGTGATACAACTATTTGTATATTTGATTGTGTTGTTGAAAAATTTCTACTAGAAAAATCAAAAGGAGAAGATAATTCTGATGTAAATTCAGATACTCTTGGTCTAAAATCTAAAACATCAGAAGATCTATATCCATTTTTTAAAATAGGAACATCATTTTTAAAATTAGATGAATTGTAACTATTTGCCGTGTATAAATCTCCAGAATCTGATTCGGAAACTTTAAAATAATCAAAAATTACTAATAATTTTTTTGCTGGCGAATTGGATCCAAAGTTTCTAACTATTTTGGAATAATCATAATATTGATCTTTTTGTCCCTTATCTAAAGTAAAATCATGTGTTCTATTTACATAAACTCCAGGAATAACATTTAATACGGAAGTTGATATTTTTGATTCTTCAAAATTTATAATATCGTTAGTTTGAAATTTATTTGAATTTAAATAAACAAAATTAATATCAGTTCCTTGAACATCTATAATTTGACCAACTGCTTCACTCGAAGATCCGTAAATTTTTTCTCCAATAATTGCATTTGATATTGATTGTGATGGAAATACTAATTTATCTAAAATTGGAGAATCTGAAGTAGATGATTCATATATTGCTAGAATGTTAGAAACATCTGGAACATTCAAACATATTTCATCATCTTCTATTCTAGTTCCATAGTGTATACTAGTTGTTAATCCACTAATTCCATTTGAAATACCTAAAGATGTTTTTGTAATTAATAATTTTTGACTTTTTTTGTAAAGTTTTGTTTTATTACGAATAGAATTTTTTGTTATTGTACAAATAACAGATACATTTCCAGATTGAGATGGTTTTAAACCATAAAAAGATATGTCTGATCCATTATTGTTTATTTCTACTTTTTCTGAAGTTAAATTTTCTACTGTTCCATCACTATAAAAAATTGAATATCTTTCTGGAGAAAATGGTTGAAAATTACCGCTACTAATTGAAAAATCTCCAGAAACAGATAATGAAAGTGTTCCAACACTTGAAGTACTTTTTTGCGATATTTGTTTTGTTATAGTTATTGATGAAGATGATAAATCTACGGAAGAAACGTCTTTATTTGGAAGATTAATATATAAATTTGATTTATCTTTATTTTTAATAGTTGATTCGCCCAAAGAAAATAATGTAGATACTGGAGATTCTGATGGAAGAGAACCATCACAAACGTTAGGAACAGTTGTAACTCCAACTACATTCATACTTAACCCATCATCACTTATCGATAAAACTTTATTATAAGTTTCTGTAGAAAATCCTGCTACTTGATATCGTATGATAGAATCAGTTTTTATTCCCGAAAAAGCTTTTCCCGAAGAAATAACTGTACTAATTCCTAAAACTGATGGTTGAATTGTTATAGTATCTGATGGACTAAATCCAGGAGCAATATTTTTCTGTAAAAATACATCAGCAGAAAAATCAGTAGATAATCCACTTGAAGAAACATCTGAAGATTTTTGGTATATTGATTTTATATCTTTTGGATTATAAACTTTTATTTGCTCTACAGTTCTTATTAAATTTTTATTATTATTGAATATTATTTGTTCATTTTTAAGAAAAGATCCAGAAGTTTGATATAAAAATAATGTTCTTCCACTATTAGGATCTTCTGCCAGATAACCAGAAGCTCCACTACTTAAACCTTTTACGAATGAAGATTTTACAACTTCACTTGTAACATTTGAATTTGTAGTTATAGTTGTGTAAGTTTGTAAATCGTAGACATAAAGATTCCATCTACTAGATTCATTCTCATATGGACTATCACTAGCAGAAAAAGAATATACTCTAGCTTTTCCTATAGTTGTTCCAGATCCAACAATATTGCTAGATTTTCTATCACCAAACAATCTAATTTCGTAGTTATTATTTAAACCAATTGCAGGAGATCCTGAAACATTATTCAATACTATTAAATTTCCCATTTCAAATAAAATAGGAGCATTTAATACGGTATTTACTGATCTTGTTTTTTTCGCATCTAATATTGAAGTTGAAGATTTTTCAATATCATTTCCATTAACGTAAGCTTTTCCTGAAGAAATTTTAACACAAATTAAATCTTCACTTGGTGTATTATTTTGTTCGGTTTTTTGATTTTGTTTAAAAATTCCTTTTTGATCTGTTAAATTATTTAATGAATCTTCAACAAAGACTGAAAAAGGACTTAATGCAAAATTTCCAGATTGTTCATAGGTTCTTTTTGCAATATAATCTTTTATTAAAGAGTAATCGCTAGTATCTTTTACTTTTTTAACAATACCATCAGTAATTCTTAATATTTCTATGAAATTGGTATCTTGATAATCTGTTAAAAGTTGTTTCGATAATGTTGTTTTTAATCTGAATCTATCTGCTCCTGGAGCTGAATAATTTGTAAATCCTTTAGCATTATCGTATAAAGAAGGGTCATCATATGGAGATATAAATGTCTCAGATACTGATAAACCAACCCTGTATGACGGTTTATTGTCATACTGATCTAATATAATTGTATCATGATCAACAGTAACAAATAATCCACGTATAAAATAAATTCCTGGGGAAATTGATACTGCAGATCCAATTGCGGTTGAATTTGTGCTTGATAGTGAAGCAACAGTATTCCCAGAAGTTATAGTTGTGTTTCCATATTTTACATTATCTAAGGTTGTTAAAGTTTCTCCATCAATAAAACTTAAATTTTCATTATTGGAATTGGAATTTAAATATTTTACATATAATGTCGTTATATTTTCAGTAGAATTATTTCTAGAAATAACATTTTGAACTACTGCAGTAACTTGAGAAATATCCCCTAACAAACGTTTTCCTATTAATTCTTTATAGTAAAATTCTACATCTAATCCTAAATGGATAGGGTTTATTTTAACTGCATAATAATTTGGATCGTAAGAAACTTCGCCTGGAACGACAACTGATCCATCTTTAAAAATACTTTTTCCTAAAGAAGATATTTGATCTTGTAATATAGATTGTAATGTAGTTAATTCTCTAGCCTGAACTGGATATCCTGGTTTAAATAAAACTTTGTAAAAGTTTTTATTTGCATCAAAATCATCAAAATATGGTGATACGTTTAAATTTGTTTTTGCCATTTTAATTTAAAATTCCAGTACTACTTTAATGTCTTCTTTTTGTTTTGGATTTCGATTGACAATAGGTCTACTGTCAATATATAATACTTCACCAGATCTTTTATTTATTTCTGGTTGAGAAATCCCATTAACAAACGTTGAATTTAAATCAATAGATTTTGTATTAGATACAAATAAAATACTTTCTTGAAATGTAGGATCAATTGCTGCACTAAAACCTTGTTCTGAGGTTATTAAACTTCCTGCAGTTGAAAATCCAATATTATTTGCTTGAGTAAAAATATTTTTTGAATCTTTTTGATCATAAGATAAATCATTATAATATAAAGATCTATCTGTAAAATATTTCAAAACCTTTGTCTCATTATCATAAGAAGCAACATATCCAACTGCAGTTCCAACTCCAGATATTGGTTGATATATTTTTGTTCCGGATGTTAATGATTCTGGTAATGAAATTGTATTTGGATCTAATTTTATAGAATATAAATTTGAAAAAGTAGTATCGTTATATATTGATGATGCAGATCCAGCTATCGTTGGATTTTTAAGAATTCCTATTTGTGCAAATTTTATATCAGTAGGAAAGTCTTTTGTAGAATCATCAAATCTAGCATAAACTAAAACTTTTTCACACCCCAACTCCTTATATAAATCGAATCCGTGACCTCTCGATGGAGGAATAATTGGAATTAAATGTGCAAAAGAAGTTGCACCTTGATTTATTGGTGACAAATCAACTCTACCATAAGTATAATTTTTTCCACCATTTGAAACTAATACATCATTTATTTTTCCACCAACAACATCAACAATAACTTTAGCCCCTTCACCATCACCCAATACATCTAAAGATTCTGTTGATGAATTGTATCCAGATCCTGGATTTTCTATAAAAACTTTTTTTATTTGGTTTTCATTTATTAAAGAATCTCCACTATTTCTAACTGCCCTAACATCAGGATCATTTGAAGTTTCCCAATCTGGGGGAACTGGTACATATTCAATAGAATCAAATTTAATAATATCGCTAGGAGAAACTGTAAATAAATATTTCCAAACATACCCATCTCCACTTTCTCCAGCTCTTGATGGTTCCAAATCTATAAAAAGTGGTTCATCTTGAGAAGGATTTCCTAATCTATTGGATGATTTTGATCCATTATCAATACATACGTAAACTCGATAATCTTTATTAATTACATAATAATTTGAGTCATATAATCTGTATGAATTTGTTTTGGGAGATGGATTTTGTACAGAATAATCATGCCTATACATCTCATATATTGTATTTTTTTGCCACGAAACTTTTCTTATTAATCTTCTGACGTTATCTGAAGTTATTCTTTTACCAAAAAGAATAGTATCTTTAACATGATCTAAGTAATTAAAACTATCTTCAGGAGTTGGAATTCCAGAATCCCAAGTTACAGTTCTGCCAAATCCAACTTGAGAAGGATTTGCCAGAGATAAAAATATATAATAAGAGTTACTTGGATCTCTAACCGAATCTAGAAAATTTTTAGAATTCAATATTCTAAATTGGTCAGTAACTATTGCCGCCATTTATTATCTTATACCATTTTAACTATATTTATAAGTTATTCGACAATTATTTTTATCAAACCACCAAGATTTCTTAATCCATATCCACGTCTTTGAATAGTTGGGAAAGTTGATAGACCAGAAGTTGCAGTATATCCACTCAATCCAATAGATATGGGTGAAGATGACCTTTTTATATTACTAAATCTTCCCCAAGAAAATCTACCTCTTTGAATTAATCCATAAGTATTAATTCCACTTATATTTGTATTGTTTGAGATATTGCATATTAATTCTCCACTTAAATTTAAATTTACTATACCGTGAATTTCATATACATTATCCAAGTAAGAATTTCCTATTGAAACAATAGAAGATCCATTAGAATTAACAGAAGTTACTCCATTACCAACAACAGTATCAAAAACATAAATTGGATAACCAACTTTTAATGTTTCTACTAATGAATTTTGATCATATGATGTAAAAAATTTAATAGCCATATCTGTTCCAATTCCTGGACATGTAGTAATTCCAGTAATTATTCCTGCAAATCCTTCAACAAATTGTATTTTTTCCACCAATTCATTTTTAAAAGATGGCATGGGTGCTATAATTTGGGGAGGATTATCTGTAGTATATCCATAACCACTATTCACTATATTGAATGGAGATGTTATCGTACCTGCGGAAGAAACTGTTGCATATATAATTGCATTTTCAGATACTCCTGAAGTAGAATTCATTTTTATCAATAAACTAGTTCCAATACCAATATATCCACTTCCACCATCAACAATATTGATGTCAGAAATAGTAGATGATGACGAAACTGTAGCAGTTAATGCTGCAGAAACCTGTACAATAGGATCGATTACAAGTGCATCAAATGAAACGATGTTTAAACCAAAATTATTTTCTTCATAATTAAAAAATTCTGCATCATCTACGAATATTTCATCATCTGAAGAATTAATTGATTTTATTACTTTAGCAGTTGGAAGTACTAGAGGTTCCAAAGAATCTCTATCTTTGTACTGAAAAATATTATTTGTTATTATATCTGTTTTTTGATGAATTAAATTTATTGGTTTTGGATTCAATTCATCAATTCCCTGTCCAAAATATATTCCAGTTTCAAATGTATCTGAAGAAGTAAAATAAGAAATTACCCTAGGATCTTGATCTAAAGATGTTGGTAAAGAATTATTTTTCTTAATTTGTACAGTATCTCCAGGTTTAATTGATGGATATACTGTAATTTCGGTACTATCAATATCTTTAGTTCCTCTATAGAAAAATATAGAAATATTATCTGCTGCTTTAGGTGGTTCTACAAATTTAAATGTGGTTCCTCCTGTATAGGTATACGAAACACCAGGTTCTTGCATAACACCATTAATAAAAATAAGTAATATTGTAGAAAAATCAATTATTGCTGCTGCAGGATCTGTTTTGCTTTTTTCAAAACTTAGTAGTTTATTATTTGATACCAAAGGAAATCTTGTTCTATTACCATCTTGTAAAGATTTTATACTATCAATAAAATCAAATTCTCCAACTTGCCAAGAAGCCAAAGTATCTCTTTTAACTTCAGTAACAGTAAAGAAAACTTTTTCAAGTGGATTTATAAGACCTTTTTCTGTAGTCAATCCAGAAACTGTAAATATATCACCTAATTCGAAATTATAACCAGGTTTTGAAATTGAAAAATTACTTATGTATGATGCTGTTGAACCAATTCCAATTCCTTTTGGTGAAGAAATTTCTATACTTAATGAAAGACCTATTCCAGTTTGTTTTGTATATCCTATAGAAGGTCTATATATTCCTTCTATAGGTAAATTTTGATAAGAGGGATCTGAAATTGATACTTCTGGATTGGTATAACCTGTACCACCTTGAATAATATTAAATCCTGTTATTGATCCACCTGAACCAACATTGGCAATAATATTCGAAGCAGAACCAACATGAGAAGTATCTGCAATTGCAACAGAAACTGCACTATAATATCCAGATCCTCTAAACTCTTCACCAAAATCAAATCCAAATGATGTTGTTAATGATGATGTATTTGTAGTTGTTTTTGATAATGTTATTGAATTTGATCCAATACCAGAAACTAAAGTATCAAATTGTAAAATATTGGTTTGATTTGGAACTTTTAAATTTACATATTGTGGTACAAATTTAATTTCATCAATATATTTGTTCAAAATATTCATAACTTTTTGATTAATTTTAATACCACTTGTATTAATTCCAGTTATTTTATTTGTAGTTACTCCAATAACTCCAGTTGCTGCTAACCCAACTATTATTGATGTTGTAAATCCAATATAACTGATTGATCCTCCAGTTCCAACTCTAATATCCAGAACTTCTGATGGTACACCTATTAATGGTGCATATCCATATCCACCAGTAAATGCTAATGAAACTAATATTCCTCCCCTTGGAAGATCATTTTGATTTATATCATAGTCAACTGTAAATGATTCTGAAGTATTTGGTAAAGTTATTCCTGCAAATCTTATACTAGAAATTCCATTATTTGTTAATGTTTCATAATTATTTCCATTATTAGTTTCAGTATTTGGAGTTTGGAATATGTCATTTAATATAAGAATACTATTTCCTGGTTTTGCATCAGAAACAATATTACCTTGATTATATAAAGTAAATGTTCTACCAATACCAGTAAATTCTAATGAAATATCATCATAAATTTTATTAGTTGTATAATCTTTTCTCAAATAAACTCTTCCATTAAAAGTTGATTTTGGTAAAGGTAAATAATTGTCAGCAAATAAAGCATTATTTCCTTTTCCATCAGGAGCTTCAGAAAACCATACTTTATTTCCAACAATATTATATGAACCTTTATAAATTCTTATTTGTGAATTATCTAAATGAGTACTTGGAATTGAACCTAAAGTTCCTCTATTAACATTACATAATTGAAGAGTACCAATTCCAGTAATTGGACCAGATGGGGTAGTTCCAATTCCAACACTAATAACTGTCATATATTCATCATTAATTTTAAGAATGTCTATAGGTTGAATGGAAGATATTCCGGATAAAGAAATAAATGTTGTTCCTGTGCTAACTAGACCATCAATATTTCCACTTAGTGTTTTAGTTAGTGGTGTATAAGTTAAAGGTGCCTGCATAACACCATTAACTGTTAGAACAGTTTTTTCAAGTTTTTTCTTCATTTCTAATTTGTGAGTATTTCCAGATCCATAATTTGTAAATGTAAATCCTATTCCATTTTTAGTTCCAGTTAATGTGAAAGTATTTTCTCCCAATTTTTTCGCATATACTGTGGATGGTAATATATCAGTTATTATTCCAACTTGATATTCACTTCTAAAAGTTGTTGCTGTTGAAACATTATTTAATGTTACTGAATAATTTAAATTATTTGTATAATATAAGATATTATTAGAAGTTGGAAGATTGACTGAAGATGTTATAGAATTAATTCCTATGGAAACTATAGTTCCATATTGGGTATTGTTGCCAGAGAATATTCCAGAACCAATCTTCAAAATCGAAGTATTTGCAATTCCCGTAATAACAGTAGAACCGGAAGAAACGCTACCTACAAAATAACTATAAGTTTGTCCAACACTAACAATTTTTGTTCCATTTGGAATATTTGGTCCATAAAACACATTAGAATCTGAAGTTATTATTCCTTCAGATGAAGCTATTCCAGTTACAGTTTTAAATCCAACTATAGAGTCTCCAATAAAATATGTGCCCCCAACAACAGTAGTTGATATTCCAATTGCGGATGCAGCAACACCAATAAGAGTAGATCCTGGTGTGTATATTAGTTCTTCATTATCTTCAAAAAGATGATTGGTTATTGAAAATGTTCCTGTTGAAATATTTAATTGTTTAATATTTTTTGGATTAAATGTTTTTTCAAATATGGGAATTCTATTCCAATTTAAATCAAAATCTAATCTATCTTTTCCATAGTTATTAATGGAACCATATTTATTAATATATAATTGTTCTTTTGTTGGACCATAAGATAAAATTTCTGGAATATTGAATTCATCGTTTTCAGAATATATAAAATGATCAATTGATTGAATTAAAAGTTTTGTTGAAGCAAATTTAGAATCTGGATAGAATATAACATTCACTAAAGATCCATCATTTACAGTTGAAAATGTTCCCAATCCAGCAGAAGTTCCGGCAGTAATAAATGGATCAGTTTGAATTTTTGTATAAACTTGATCACTAATTACTAATATTTGGTACACCGAAACAGTAGATCCTACAGAAACTCTTACTAATGATTTTAATCCAGATTCTATAGAACTATCAAAAGTTTTAATTGTACTTATACCAGTAGTGTATAAGTAGTTACTTTCAATTCTACAAGTTTTTTCTGATTCTGGTAATTGATCTTGAACCAAAAATCTATACACACCTTCTCCAAAATCAGTTTTTCCTATTGCAACAGTTTTTGTTTTAATAACAAGATTGTCATTAGTTTTATTTGTAAAATTTAAACTTAAAATTCCAGAATTTTCTACTAATCCAAAAGTTCCAATATATCCTCCAGAAAATCCACCTAAATGTTGTGAAGAATCAAAATAAAATTCTGACAAATGAGTATTATTTCCGTCATAAGTTCCAACAACTTCATAGTAATTTAAAGAATAATCTTTAGTATTAATAACTAAACATGATGAATGTATTGTATGATAATCTGCAGATAAAGCTCTAAAAACAGAAGTTGTAAATCCAATTTGATTTTTTACAGTTCTTGCCTCACTAAAAAATCTAAGAAATCCATAGTTAGTAATTCCAAATCCAGTAACATTTGGTAAAGTGAAATATTCTCTATAAATTTTTAATTCATATTTAGTATCATAAGGATCTGATGGAGTAAATCTTAAAGTAGGATCTCCAACATTATTAAGTGTTCCTTCAAAATATCCAAGATTAAAATTGGTATAAAGATCGCTTTTATTTAAAGTGTAAGTATTTTTAAAATCATTTAAAACTACTAAATCGGAAAGTTGAAAAGATTTTTCTTGTGCTTCAGTTTGAGGTGAATTATAAACTTGAACTAAAAATTTGGAATAAAATCCACTTATATCATAAGAAACTGAATCTAAAAATTGATCTTTATTGAATTCTGAACTAGAAAAACTATTACTAATATCATCTATTTGTAAAACTCTATTTGATCTACATTCAATAAAATTACTTAATTTTTTATTAAATAATTTTATATTAGAAGAAGATCCAGAAAAAGAATCATAATCAATTGCCAAATCAAAATTTTTAATAACATCTACACTACTTTCATTATCTAAATTTAAGACAGTAGTTAATGAAGAAGTTCCACCAATTGAAGTTTTGGATGAAGAACTAAATCCTATTTCTCCAAAATTCTTAGTACCAATTGGATGTACCAATTTATTAACTGCTTCCGAAAATTTATCATATTCTACATTACTTTTAATCGAATATGATAAATTTTGATAATAGTCATTATCTGGTAAAGATTGGGTATCAAAGTTTAATTTTCCAGTATCATTAGACCATCCAACAGATGCTCTAGTAAAAGAAGAATAATTAAATCTTGCAGAATATTCAAATATATCGGATATTAACGCTTTTGAATTGGAAACAGCACCTTTTATAAAATCAAATTTTTTAATTTTATCTGATGTTTTAGAGACATTAATTGAACCATTTAATACACTTTTAATTTTAATTTCTGTTGGTGTATCATTTACGTATAAATTTTCACCATCAATAAAAGTACTTTTTATTTGAGTTATTTTAAATAGAGGATATACATTTTCATTTATAGCAGAACTATATGTTGTTTGACTTATTACTGGTATTCCTGGGTTTAATGTATATGGTGATACATCATATTTCAATAATCCATTTCCAGCATCATTTACAAACTCAACAACTTTAAAGAAATTATATCCATGATCTTCAGAATTAAATCCATCTCCAGGAAAAGTAACATTTCCAAATTCATCTACTGATGGTCCCTTTTGAACACCTTCAACAAAAATATAATCACCAGGAACAAATGGTGGGGTAGAAAATCCAAAAATTGGAGGAGTTCTAATATTAGCATGAACTATTCCATCTATTGTTGTTGTTATACCAGTAATTGTCACTCCATTACTATTATTAATAGTATATAATCTATGGTTAGATGATGCCAATCCTTTTGGTCTTGATATTATTTTTATATTTCCAACTGAACTTCCATTTAATTCAAGTTGCATTACACCAGAAGAAACTTTTTTTCTTGATAAAGTATCAACTAAAACAAAATTTGGTTTTGATAGATAATTTTTTCCACCATAAACAACTTTAATTTCTGATATTTCTTCATCATTTGATAATAATAATAATGTATTTAAATTTGCTGACGGGCGCAGAGTTTTATCAGATGGATAATCAAAACCATCATTCGGAATTTCTATTGATTTAAATTTACCAATAGAATTGGATTGTATAGAAAGTAAAGCACTATTTCCTGATATTCTTTTTGAAAAAGAAGTATCAATTCCTACTATTTTTGGTAACTGTGTATATCCCGATCCACCACTTAGAAGTTTTATCGAATGTATTGGTCCAGTTGTATTTTTTGAAGTTGTATAATAACGTATACTTACATCTTGTCCAGAAATATAGTGTAAGTTTTCTGGTATATTGTTTAAACTAACATAAAAACTATTATTCGATGCTTCAGAAACAATATAATTTGTATTGTTATATAAACTTTCTGTAAATATTATTTGATAATCATTTGTATTTACATTTGAGAATATTGGATAACCATCTTTAGTTAATGTATAATATAGTGATGGAATTGAAGTATCATAATTAATTGTAATAGATCCATTAGTACCTGGAATTCCATCAGTTACAACGTTAAATTTTGATGTTGATCCAGTTGAAACAAAATTCTTATTAAATTGTTTATCATAAAAAATATTAAAATTATATCCATTTAATGAAGAATCTGAAAGATCAAAAGACAAATTATTATTTCTTATTGATACTATTTGTGGATTTATTAATGATAACTCTTGACCATTACCACCAACATTTTCTATATTTAATTCTTGTGCTGGAAAAGATACCGAATCATAATAAGTTTCACATAATTTAATTGTATTGCTGTCAATTTTATTTACATAGTAAATACCTGTTGAAATTCCACCATTAGTATAATTTTGCGTATCGTAAAAAACTTTCTGACCGTTATAAAATTTATGGGAAAGTATTGTAATAGTATTTTTTGAAGTGTTTATTGCAGAAGAATTAAAAGTTATTGGATCTACTAAAAGTTTATGGAAATTTGAATTATATTTTACTTTTAATGGTAATGAAGTAGTTATTCCACCAGAATTTGTTTTAGGAATCACCTCAAGATTAACAGATTCACCATTTGTTAAACCATGTGGATTTAAAGTAGTAATTTTTGATTTTATTTTTGATGCGGTTCCAGTTATTACTTTATTGGTAGATTCTACTTTTTCAAATTTATAATCATAATTATTTGAACCGTTTGATATAAAATATAAACCAGAAGATGTTGTTGTTAATCCAATTTGAGTTACTATACCAATAAAATCTTTTGATTTTTTAATTACATACAATTCCACACTTTCGTTAACATCAGCAGGAATTGAAAATTGACTAGAAGATGGGGAATTAGAAACTGTAATTGATACGCTACCTAATGCTGGACTTACTGCTAATGATATTACATCATTAGTTTCAAATGGATGATTTGGCAAATATATTGATCTTGTTGGTATGGAAACTTTTTTAGAAAAATCTCCATAATATTGAGTAGAAAGAATATCAAGTCCGTCAGCAGTTCCCACACCAATTGAAAGTTGTGGATTAAAATAAACTATTGATTTATTATTAGAAACAAAACTATTTGTATTTAAATTTATTTTAAATTTACATGGTATTTCAGTTACCGTTGATGATGCTGTATGAGATATTCCCGTTTGATTTCTTTGACATCTTAAAATATTATCATCTAAAATATTTAAAATAATAAAATTTTCATTTCCTATTGAAACACTACTACCAATACTAACATTTGGTAAAGATTTATCCAAATAAATATCCGTAATTACACCAACTGAATTTGCTGAACTTAAATCTCTAAGTAAAATTGACGATGCAGTATCAAAGTTTATTTTATGATTTCCATTCAATCCTTTTATTGATGAAGTACTTAAACCACTAATTTGAATATAATCTTGATCTGAAAACTTATGAGAAGGTAAAATTGTTGCTATTATAGAATTGTTGTTTTCCCAAGAAAATACAACGTTTTCATATATTGCATATGTGGTATTAATTTCTTCTATATCTACTCCATTAAAAATACTAGAAACAACTGCAGATGCTCCTGATCCATCAGTATATGTGTTATCAAAAATAACATTATCACCCACACTATATCCACTTCCAGATATTTCAACATTTATATTTTCTAATGATCCAGTTTCTATAGATTTTATTTCACAGTTTTGTTTTAATCCATAATTTCTAGGTAAAAAGTAATTTCCAGAATTTTTTCTATTAACTCTATATGGAAAAGTATTTCTTAATAATTTATTATCATCTAAATCTAAATTTTGATCCAATACAAAATTATCAATTGGTTTAGATCTAAAAGAATTTCCAATAAAATATGGAAATTCACCAACTATTTCTGTCTTAGCGGAAGTAGTAACATCTAATTTTGTACTAGCAAAATATGCATATATTCCGTTTGGAAATTCTGGGGTTTTGGTAAATCTACCATTATGTTCATCCAAATCTCCAGAATTTGTGAATTTATAATCTTCTATAAAAAATCCAGCAGGTAATATATCCAAAGATGGTCTATTATTAATATTTGATGGTTTTAACTCATATCCAGTTTTTAATCTAATAGATTGTGAAGAAAAATTGAAGGGATCTTTATATCCATACGGTCCATATATTGGATTACCATCTTTTGCCCATCCAATTATTTTAGAGTGAAATGTATTTGGGTCTGGATCATTAAATTCTATACCTTCTCTGTTTGAATAATAATCATTTACACCATATGTTAATGCTGTTTTTTCTTTATTTTCTAAATAAAATTCGCCAGGATATCTAAAATGATCATTAACTGTTAATGATCTTATAGTTGGAATTAAAACAACTCCTTGTCCAACTGATGATACAGTTATAGTTGTATTATTATCATATCCAATACCAGAATTTAAAACTATAACCGAATCTATTAATCCATCAACTACAACCGCTCTTAATTTACAACCTATCCCACTACCAATTACTACTAAATCTATAGATTTATCATAATTTGATCCTTTATTTTGAACTTGAACTGATATTATTTTTCCGTCAAAAATTAGGGGTTTTAATTGTGCCCCAGAACCTTTTTTTATACTTATCAAAGGTTTAATATTTAAATTAAGTGCAGTAGATCCATAATCAGATCCTGGATCATACAAATATGCACCAGTAACTTTTCCTCTAACTATTGGTGTTAATTGTATAGAAGAACTAATTCCGATGTATTCTGCAATTACCTCAACAGAAATTTTTGGATATGAAAATGTATGGTATCCATTTCCAACCGAAGATATGATAGTTGGATTTCTTTTTATGTAATTTAATTTACTAATTGGTGTTTCGTTTTCATTTATTTCTCCACCATCGGATAATTGGAAAGAATTATCATTAATTTTTAAAACATAATATTTTTTGTTTGTTGATAATCCAACAATAGGTTCTTGGTCATAAGAATAATTAATTAAATCACCATCATTAAAACGATGTTCTTTAAATGTTATAATACTTGTTTGTGTTGATATTCCAGATGGATTAACATTTAAAGATTTGTAAGAATATCCTTTTCCGGGATTAACAATCCTAACATAAGATAAAACTTTAATAGGTTCAAATAATCTAAATTTATGAATGCCATAAGTATTAACCGTTGTTATACCGATGGTATTAATTCCACTATTTAAATCTGAAGAGGTTGAGAATATTTGAATACTCTTGGGATTAAGAACCTTTGTTAAATAAATTCCACCATTAATTAAATATTGACCACTATCTAAATTAGAACCAGCAAATGATCCAATACCAATTCCCAAATTTCCATTAGAATTATAAACTATTTTTTGTCCATTGACTAAACCATGTGGTTCTTTAAAAATAAAAGAATCATTTACAACATCAACAGATCCCCCAAAATCTAAAGTTTCTCCACTAAAAGGAATTTCTCTATATTGTTTTTTAATAATGGGCTCAAAAACTGCATTTTTACCATTTCCACCTTTTGCAGAAACAGATATAATTCTTTCAATTCCAAATTGTTGAGGATCAACTAATACTTCTTTGAATTCACCTTCTACTATTAAATTTATTTTTGCAGTAGTTCCAATCCCAGTATTTGGAGAAGTAATTTGAACTTGGGGAGGATTGATTACATCATAATCAAAACCAGGGTTTGAAACATCAATTCTTTCTAGTGGTCCATAATAAACTTTATCAGTCGATTTATAATTGATAATATCTACACCATTAATTAATGTTCCGATTATACCATGCTCTGTTTCTACTTGCTTTTCATCCGAATTAAAATCTTGATTTAAAGAAATTCTTTTGAGAGAATTTGATGGATTTATAATTTCTGATGCATGTTGAATAAGAACAAATTTATGCTGTCCAACTTGATTATTTTTATCAAATCTTAAAAAATCTTTTACTGGTAAAAAAGAAACAGCAGAATATAATCTTATTTTATTTTTTTGTGGTAAAACTTCAACATAAAATTCTGAATTATTTTGCAATCCATTTATGGGTGAAGATGTGGTATAAAAATACTTAACTACATCTCCAGTTAAAAATGGAACTTCATTATCAAAAGATAATATAGTATACTTACCACCTAAACTGCCATCAAAAAATTCATTTGCATCTTTAGAATTGGTTATAGTTTTTGAAGATTGTTTAATATCTAAAGATATTTTTCTTGATGGTAAAGAATTTGAGGCAACATACATGTCGTCTTTGTACACGTATGTATTTTGAACATTCGATAATATATTATTATATTTTAATGGTATAATAGAACTAGATGCATAATTATATTTTCTTCTTATTGCTATTTTTTGTTGTGGTAAAATACCAGATATTGGAGTATCTAAAGTTATTTTATTATTTAAAATAGAATTAACAACAACATCTTTTAAAACTACCATTTCGGTATCTTTTAATAAGATGTCAACAATATCATTTGTTTTTAAACTAGTAGGATGAGGTTCTTCATAAGTGTCTATTACTGGACTTCCTACAGAAAAATATTGAATATCATAACTAGTTCTAACATTATAAATGAAAGAATTAAAAGCATATTCTTTTATAGTTTTATTTTGAACATCAAATCTAATATCTTGACCAAATTCTCCCAAGTTAACTATATTATTTGGTTTTAATAAATTAAAATTTTCTATTCCTTCAACATCATGTAATGATCCAATAACAAGAAATTCTATTTTTTTAGAAGTATCTCCATTTTCATATCCATATACTACATAATCTTTAAAATATAAATCTTTTCCAGAATCTATTGATTTTAAAACTCCAGTACATCCGTAAAGTTGATTAACACTTTTGCTCTGATATGTAATTTCTTGTCCATCACATACAAATACTCCTGAATTTTTAAATCCTACAGTTGAATCAACGGTAATTGTTGATGCTCCTGCTTTAACAAAATCAGTAATCTTGGTTTTTGGAGTAATTACAAAATTACCTTCAATTAAATCATCATCACCATATCCATAAAATAAACCAATTTTATAAACTGTTTTATTATTTTTTGTTGATATATCTACTTTTGATATTGGACCTGAAAAACTTCCATCGTTGCTTTTTATTTGCTGACCAACTAATTTAAATGGATTTCCATTTTTTGTAATTAAATCACATACAACTACACTTCTACGCAAATATTCTGCATCGGATGGTTTTATTAAAAAATTCTCAAGGTTTATAATTTTTGGAGTTTCATTATATAATACTTTAAAAAGAATTTTTATTGATTCATCAGTTCCTTTAGATTGATAAAAAGATTTTATTTTTGAAATAAATGTATTGATATTTAAGTCTGGTGAAAATTCAAAATCTTCAAATCCTGGAGCAAAAATATACTTTAGTTTTTTATAAAATTCTTTTAAAAATAAAGAACTTAAATTGGTAACAACTGAATTAGATTTATGTAAACTTGCTTTAGATGAAGAAAAAATCAATTCTTCTGGATTTTGAGAATCATTAAAAGACGTTATTGCCGAAAATCCACGAGAACATCCTATAAAAGTATTATTATTAATTTCTTCATAAGTAATAATTTCATCATCAATTTTTAATAATCCATATTTTTTTGGAAACCCATTTGTCGATGAAACTGTTATTGATTTTGAATCTGTTGTTATATCAGATGATAAGTAAATTTCATCTAAAACTAATTTATCATTTAAATAATCGAAATTTAAATATTGATCTAAATTTTCTATTAAATCTGTTGGAGCACCTTCAAATTCCTGCGAAATATAATATTGACGTAAAAATTCTAAAAATTTAGGACTTTCTTCTAAAATAAATTCTGGTATTTGATTATCAATAATTTGATTTATTTTTATTCTGCTTTCAAAATTTGTCGATATCATATTACCTCGTTATTTTACCGTTTGAATAACTTGATGTTACTGGAAAATCAACTCCAGAAATTTGTTCGCCAGAAACAATAGTATCTCTTAGCATATTTATGTTATTTGAACTAGTGTTAACATCAAAAATAACATATAAATCTTTTAAACCTATAATATCATTAGATTCTGGATATGCTTGAACTTCTATTACACCATTATTTAAATCTGTTGATGTTATATTAATTGTATTAATTAATATTTCTCCTGTTTTATAATTAACAGTTCCGATTGATTTTTTAACTATTTGATAAGTCTTTAAATCTTCTAATGGTTTAACTATAGTTAAATCTCCAATATCGTTGGTTGTAGCAACATCAACAAAGAAGCATGTCCCAGTTTCACCTAAAATAGTAAATCCAGTACTTTTAATATTATATTTTCCAATTTCTTTATGAAATTGATTTCCAAAACACAATTCATATTGTGCAAAATTATTTAAAACGCAATTTAAGTTGCGTCTCATTTTAACTTTAGTAATGTTAGATGTTACGGATGAGTCAATATTATCAATTAATTGAACAACTTTACTATATCTAAATCTTCCTGCTATTTTTGTAGAATTTATAGATTTTGCATAAGATTCTAAAGATGTCAATACTTTTTCTTTTAATACAGAAGAATTTAAAATTCTATTTGGATTATAGTAAATAGAACTATCAATTTCAACATATAGAACTTTAAGATCCATTATGTGATGGTTTATTCCTATTACAGAATATTTTTGTATTTTTTTCAAAATATCACTTTTTGTAAAATCTGATAATTTATATGAATCTTTTGGTTTAATACTTATAAAAACATTACCATATTGAGGTGGATTCATAACTTCACCACCTATAACAGTTACTGCTTCAGCTTCTGGATAGATATACTTAATTATAGATTCATAATCAACCGAAGTAACTGCTCTATATTGAGAAGAGTATAATCTTGGAGCAAAATATTTAATAGAATCGATAGATTCTAAATCATTACCTCCAGTAGCTGAAGAAACTGTTGTTATTGAAATTGGTGATATAGGAGTTTTAATTTGATCTAGATTGTTTGTTAAAATTCCAGAAAAAGAAAATGAAGATGGACCATTTCCATTTTTTCCATCAGTAATTATATAACTAACATCTACTGTCGATCCTCCTTCTAATTTTTTTCCTAAAATGCCATCTCCAAATATAATTTGATATCTGTTATCCTCTATTTCTTGTATTAAATAAATCTCAGAAGAACTATTAAGTTCCGTAATATTATCAATCATATTATATTGAATACCATTTACTTTGACTACAATAGTACTGGTATCAATATTTGCATTATTTAAAATAAATTTAGAATTTGATGTAGAAATATCTGTAAATTGTTGAGTTACTAAATTTCCTTGATAAATTTCTACATTTGTAAAAGAAGCTATTGCTGAATCTGCATTAACTGTAGTAATTGCATTTTCTGGTATAGAAAATGCATATGAGCTGTTATCTGTTGGAGCAATACAAACTAAACCAGATTTGAGTATGAGTTGAGTTGGTGCAGTAACTGGAACTCCTAAATTGACGTCAAATGATATTACTGCTTTTGCACATCTTCTTGATCTAGGAACATAACCTACGTTTCTTGCTAATGAAACGACATTTTCTCTTATAGTTGCCGAATCTAAAAAAGATTCATTTGCAACCATATTTGCATTAAATGCAGTAATATAAGTATTATATGCTAAAATATCTATTAAAACGGAAAAATTAGATCCTTCGAAGTCAAAATCCGTAAAATTAGAATTTGCTCTAAGATAATCTTTTATTGATGTTTTGATTTCATCGAAATCTAAATTAGCAAATCTGGTAAAAGGCATTTTATCTAATTGCCTCTAAAATGTAGGTGAATATTTGTTTTGGTGTGTTTTCACCAATAATGTTAAAATAAACAATAATTTCAAAAGAATTTGAATCTGGATATGGTGTAACATCAACTTCAACATCAGTAACACGCGATTCAAAGTTGGATATTGCAATTTCAACATAACTTTTTAATATTGAAGCAGTACCAAAATCTATAAACTCAAATAAAGTAGGTCTTACCTCAGATCCAAATAAAGGATTAAAAAATCTTTCAGTTGGAATTGTTTGAATAATATTTTTGATTGATTTTTTAATTGCAATTTCATTAGTTAAAACGAGAATATCTTTGGTGACAGGATGCATGTCAAAAGACAAACTAATATCCTTAAATCCTTTTGATATTCTCGTTGTTGCCATTAACGTATTATGTTATATACTTTTTTTTATTTATATTAGGACCAGGGACGTCCGTAAATTGGTTCAGTTCCATAATCCCAGTCATCATAATCAACATCATTTCTTATTGATTTATGAGATACTTCAGATAGTTTGAATTTATTCTTTTCAATTTCATCATGCATGATTTCCTGAATTACTTTTTTCTTTTCTGGAAAGGAAATGTAATCAGTAACCAATTTTGTAGTGCCCCACATTTGGTGCATGTAATTTTGATCTCTATCAACTGGTAAATTTGACATTTTAGCTCCTGTTTTTTGTAAAAACAGAACTTTTTTTGGAAGGAGGTTGCTATCTCCCCTACCAGTATTTAACGATATAGGTATCTTAAGTTATAGTTGTCAGAATTTAAGTATTTTAACAGTTCAAGTGCAATTAATTTTGGATTTCCTTCACCACAAGTGTAAACATCTATTGCCAAACATCCATTTTCTGGCCAAGTATGACAAGAAACGTGACTTTCTGCAAGAGCAATTACAATCGTACATCCTTGTGGGGTAAAACAATGTGTAAAAATGTTCAAAATTGTCATTTTTGCACGATCAATACCCCTTTCCATCGCCTCTTGAAGAGATATTGCATCATTTAAAAGATTATGTTCTACATCATAAACCTCTAAAAGAAGGTGATTGCCCATCGAAAACTGTTCCAATACACCAGAATCCCAAAAAATCTATTTATTTATTAAAATCAGAGATGTTTTTACGAGAAAAGGTGCGATTTTTTTGAATTCTGATGTCACTATTTCTAAAAGTCCAACAAATTCCTCCATCATCGAGAAAAACGACCCATTCTAGATCATGTTCTTGAGATCTATCGATTAAAAAAAATGCCCAACCATTACCTTTAGGAGTAACGACTGGGATTGTAGGATTTAATTGAATCATTTTTTCTTTCTAGCATTCGATGCTCTTCTTTGAGCATCACTACGACATTGTCCAGTTGCTTTTCTTTTATCACCATTACCAAATGTAGGATTCTTTTTTGGTTTTTTTGGTGTTGCCATCTTAATTACTTACCTTGACCTCTATAAGGTTTACGAGCCTTATTGCGAGACGTAGCAGAATACTTAGTGCCATCTCCATCACCTTGCCGACTTTTCTTCGGAGGACCAGGAATATAAGAAGTTACCTTATTTAAACCACCTTTTGATTTTGTTGCCATGTTATTCTCCTATAATTTCAGTTTCAATTTCGTCTTGATTTGGAGAATTTGACTGATAAAATTCATCTGCCAAATCCTCCATAATATCGAAGTACTCTTCTTCTGTAAGATTAGTGTAAATTTTACGTCCCTTACATAGTATATTGTACTTGTCTGCCATCGTATCAAATCACTCTTGTTTTCTCGTGACCAACTCTGATGCGAGGATCGCACCAAATTTCAAAACCTGCTTCTTTTGCATCCAGGCAGAATGATACATCTTCTCCACACATGTCTTGAACCTCTCCAGATTCAAAAACTTGCATTTTAGGTGCAAACCATGGATACTTCATTTCGGTATGTTCAAATACACCGTGCTTGATTAACAACCAACCAAATCCAGTATAATCAACTGTAAATGGTTTACGACGTTTGGAAATGGTTTCGATAGTTTCATGATTCATGACTCCACCATTACCACGGAAATCTTCTTCGTCTAACCAGTGTGCAACAGAAGTAGTCATACCATCTTCAGTTACATACCAACCTGCGGCAATATCTTTGTCCATAAGAACTAATCTATAGAATAGTTCAGTATTGAAAACGATATCAGAATCAATCCAAAGTTGATAATCGTATTTTAACTTACCGTCCCAAGGAAGTTGATCGGGACCTCTAAGTACATTTGCTCCAAGGCACTTGCAACGGGCAAAGTTAACCATGGAACTGTAATCTTGTGAAATTTGAATACTTGCTCCGTTCTGAACAAGATCAAAACAGAGTTGAACAAAATTTTTCAAATACGTGTATGAAACTCCTCTTCCAGGTAAACAGAAAACGATTGATTTACCACGGATAATCTCACGTGCTGCTTCATAATCAAATTCTGCTTCGGGCGAACTTGATGGAATTGGAGTCTTTGCTTTTACTGTGAATCCTTTAGCCATAATAGGAATAATTTTACTTCAGTATTATACAGGATTATCTATAAGAAGTCAAATGCAGTTATCTTTGACTTTCACTTAAAACTAATTCATCCCCGTCGATTTTCAATTTTATTTCAGTATCTTCATACCATGAAAATTCATTCACAATACATTCAGGAATAATCACATAATATTCACCACTTACTGGATCAACTTGCAATAGTTGGTAATTTTCCTCAAGATTTTTTTTCATTTATTAATTTACATTTCGTTTTATATAGTAAATTTAAAAATTATAATCGACTTATTTTGAGAATTTTTTATGGGAAAAATTTTTTCATTTTGAATGTAATATAAGTCTTGCTTGGGTAACACTTTATAGCTTAGGGGATCCATCGGTTTTTAGCCACACGGCCCCCGCCGCAACGGACCCCGACCCCCATAATACTGCCCCCTGCCACGAACGAACGGGGGTGGGTGTGCCACCCCCTGCTCTGTCACTTCACGTCGCCCAGGGCGCTGGCGGTGGTGCTCATGCGGGTGGCGCTGCTGCCTGCTGCTCCGCCATGAGTGCGGACCCTGCTGCTGCCGCCCTTGATGCGATCTGCCCAACGGAGGGCGGAGGCGCCATGAGCAACGGGCAGGCGGGTGATCGTGAACTCGGCGCCGTTGATGGTGGTGGTGGTCATCGGGTGCGTTGTGGTTTGCTCTGGAATTGTAGTCGGTCGGGTGGCAGGCGTCAACCCACCAGGGCGGCAACCAGGCGATCACGTTTGCGGATCGCGTTGGGGTAGATGAACCACTCTGCCCGTTTGCCGTTGCTGAGGCGGATCGCGTCGATGATGCCCTGCTTCTCCATGTCAACCATCACGGCGTGGATGGTGCCCTTATGGCGGCGGGGGTCCATGCCCAGGGAGCGAACCAGGTCGGAGCAGGTCATGGGTCCGTTCTGAATCAGAGCGGAGCGAACGGCAGCGCGGATGATGGTGGTGAGCATCGGTTCAGGTGGCGAACTGAGAGAATTGTAGTCGGTCGGGGGCGGATGGTCAACCCCAGGCGAAGTTGTCCTCCAGGTACTGGCGGCGGCGGTTGCGGGTGCGGATCTCATCCAGGATCCGATCGTAGAGGGCGCCATTCTCATTGGTGATGGGTTGCCCCTCCAGGAACTGGAGTTCCTCCCAGAGAGCGTTGGTGCTGAGGTCGTGAAAGGCGGTGGCGATCATGATGCTTGGGGTTGGTTGCTTGGATACTGTAGCATGGATCAGGCGGCAAGCGCCGAATCCATGCAGATCTCCCGATCCTCAATCAGCACGTAGTCGGTTCCCCGTTGCTTCAGGTGCTCAGCGTATGCCTGGGCGGTGGATTTGCAATCGAACAGGCGGAGGGTGGAGAAGATCTCCCCTTCATAATTGGCGCCAGCGATCACGGCGTAGACTTTCTGGTTCATGGTTCGGGGGTGTCGGTTGCTTGGATACTGTAGCACGGATCGGGGGGAGGTCAACCCCCACCGTAAACGTAGGAGACCAGACCAGCGGGATGGTCAACCCCTTCGATCACCTTGACTTGAGCGGAGTCGAAGTCGCCACCGCCGCAGACGCCAAACTCCTCAACAAAGATGGAGCGGGCAGCGTCGCGGGATTCGGCAGCGATCACCGCCATGCCTGGGGTGTAATCGTAGAGCACGTCGTTCAGGATGTAGAGGTTCATCGGGTTGGTTGCTGTTGAGAGTATTGTAGCAGGTCAGGGGTCACCGCCACTCCAGGTAGGGGGTGGGGTTGCCATACTCCCCGATCACCATCCCGTTGCAGCGGATCTCAGCGTACCCGTATTCCTCAGAGAGGGAGTAGCAGAGGTCCCAGGCACGGTCCTCATCGGTGGTGGTGTTCTCCCAGGGAGCAGAGGGGCAGATCACGTCGTAGCGGGTCATGATGCTTGGTTGGTTGCTTGGATACTGTAGCACGGATCAGAAGTGGACTGCCCAGTTCGGATCGGTCAGGCAATTCACCCAGGCGCACCAGGTGCGGTTGCTGCTCACGCAAAACAGGTCGTTGCCGTCGCGTTGCTCAACCACCACCACGGGGTCGCCTGCCATCTGGTTTGCCAGGCGGTTCTTTGCCTTGGCGGAGATGGGGGTCAGGGTCACGGTCATCGGTCTGGTGTGAGAGTTGAAAACACTATAGAGGCAAAGGGGAGGGGCGGTGCCCTCCGCTGTGCCACCTAGCGGGTTGGCACAGTATGCTCAGAAGTCGATGGCATCAAGTGTAGAGTCTGCATCGCATTCAGCGCATTCGTCAACACTATCGCCCAAAACAATAGAGTCAAGAATCTGCAGGATTTGGTTGCCGTTTTTGCCAGTCTTGAGGAGAGAAAGCGCAATTTCAGAAGTCATGGGATTTTGGAATTGTAGTTTGTTGGCAGTCTTTAAGGCGCTGCCATTCCTGGAAATTAACGAGCGTTTAATGGTTTATGAAGGAGTCTAAAATCCTCCTCAATCCAAGAGAAGTACACCCAAACCTTGTCAAGGTAGAAGTTGGGGCGGATGACCTTATGCTTCATGATCAGCGTTGCAGTTGTGCCAGGGATGATGGAGCGATGTGAGCAGGAGATCCGCAGGAGAGATAGAACTCTACCATGCGCTCTGCCTCATCCAAACCTTTGAACCATTGAGAGCGCCACTCACAAGAATTGTAAGGGGTCTGATAGCGAACTTCGAAGCGCATGGGGATGGGTTGCATCTGAAAGAATTGTAGCACGGGAAGGGGGGCAGCGGTGCCCCCCGTGAGATTCAGAAGTCGAACACGTCGCCGTTGAGTTCAACACGGTTGACTTCGGGATCTGCCCACTTTACACCATCGGGAGTCTCCGTGCTGCCGCAATCGTAGAGCATTTCCAGCAATTCTTCGTAGCAGCAGATTTCACCTTCCTGAATGAGATTGTAGACGCTTTCGTCGTTGTTGATGTACAGAGCAACGTTCCAGGTCTTGTAATTAGTCCAACCGTTGTAGGTTTCGTCCAGCAGGTTGGTTTGGTAACGGGTTGCGGTTGCCATGATGCTTGGGGTTGGTTGCTTGGATACTGTAGCACGGGGAAGGGGGGCAGGAGCGCCCCCCAGGGCGATCAGATGGCGCTGGTGCCCTTGCTCACCCAGAGTGCCAGGCGCATGGTGCCTGCCTTGCTCACCTGCTGGGCGGTGCGCCCGTGGGCGATGGCAGCAGTTTTCAGGCAGGTGCGCTGGGCATCGGTCATGCC